TGGCAATATCTTGGAGGATACCTTCAGGGTTGAATATCTCAGCGCAGAAGAGCGCAGGGCTTTTAGAGCGGTTGTACGTTTTAGACAAGAGCGAAAAAATAGCCTCCCAGAAGAAAAGGCAATCAGCGTCAAAACGACACAAGACAACAGATTGTTTGATGATGCTGGTGTCAACGTGCTGCCTGTTGAGCAGTTTGACCTGACTCAGTTCTGCACTTCACAGGAACACGCTGAAAAGGTTGCCAAGTATTTCTTGGCATTGCGTGCTCTTGTTACCCATACGATTAGCTTTTCAACCACTCTTGAAGGTTTAAGTATTCAGGCTGGTTCGTTCATTAAAGTCACTACTGAGTCAAGCCCTTACAGCAGCGCAAATACTGGAACAATCAATAGTTCTGGTGTTGTTACCAGCGTTAGTGATTTGCCGGATGGCACTTACAACGTTGTTTATTTCCAGATTGGATCTGAAGAGGTTCAGGATGGAACGATGTTTGTTGCTGATGGCATCGTGACTGAGACAACATTCCACGACACAGTTTTCACGATTAAAAACGATGAGATCAGTACCAATACATACGTTGTCGAGCAACTGACATTCTCAGATCAAGGTACAGTTGATATTGTCGCGTCTGAGTATCCTTGCAATGATGATGGCAGCAGCCGCATCGTTGAAGCGATGAACGGTTCCTTTGACATTAGGTAATGGACTTTCCTGCACTGACGCCAACTGCCCGATCGTTTGAGTCGGGTGATTTCCCGATCAAGACGTTTAAGGCGCAGAATGGCGCGGAAACGCGGATTCTGTATGGCAGCAACCGCACCAACATGAAGTTGCAGCTCACCTATGCAAACATCACTGACGCACAGGCTGAACAGTTTCTAGATCACTACGAGTTTGTGCGCGGCACTTTTGACACGTTCAATCTTGGTCAATCAGCGCGTGGTGGATGGGAAGGAAACAGTGATGCGCTCGGTGCTCAAACGACTGGCAATAAGTACCGTTACGAGAATTCGCCTCAGCTCGCTCAGGTGCGCCCTGGAACGAGCACTGTTACAGTGAATCTGATTGGTGTGCTCTGATGGCGAAGGTCTACAGCGGCAGAGATGGAGTCATGCAGTTGTCAGGCACGACTCTCGCCAAGGTGGTTAATTTTTCGGTGCAGTCAAGCCTAGAAACACTTGAGACGACGACGTTAAGCGAAAATCTGCGTAGTTACGTTCCAGGTGTTTCAGGGTATAGCGGCAGCGCGACGTTGCTGTATTACAAGGACGACAGCAGCAATATCAACACAAGCAATCTGCTAGCCAACGTTTTCAAGACCGGAACTGACGGTGTTTCCAGCAGTCAAACTGTTGATCTGACGTTTCGCTGGGTTGATGGCACTGACAATAATGACATCAAGATGACCGCGTATATCACCAGCGCGAGCATTGGTGCGGCAACTGGTGACATCGTTCGGGCTGAAATCAGCTTCCAAGGCACTGGAGCGTTGTCTACCGTAACGATCTCATGAGTGTTTATCTAGGCACGTTTGGTCAGGTTGAACTGCGTCGCCAGTTTGAAGATACAGACCTGCGCTCCACGGTAAACACTAGTGATGTCAACGTTAGTCGTAAGAGGCTTAGCTTTGATTTCCAGCGTGGGCAGTTGATAACGGGTGATCAGGTTGAGATTACAAGCACTGATGGCTCTGTGCTGTCCTTTATTGATAGCTACAACAAAACAGGCGTTAAACGGTTTATCAACGTAGACGATATTGGCGGAATTCGATTGTTTACTAGCTATGCCGATGCCATCAATGGTGCGTTAGCTGATGCAGTCACTCTTGCAGTTCCTTCTGCAAATGTACCAATCAGAGTATCAGTTGAAGATTCAGATTTTAGAATTGTTGCTCAGGTCAATAGCTTTGAACTGAATACACAGCGCGAAACTGTTGACACAACAGCATTATCAGACGACTTTCGCAGTCAAATCAGTTCATTGATGTCTGGCTCTGGCCGGATGTCTTGCTTTTGGGAATATACAGGCGAAACAGTCAATCAAGTTCCGCAATACTTGTTGCAACTTGTTCTGCGTACAAAAGTAGGCAGTAAGTTCAGAGCAAAGTTTTATCTTAAAACGTCTGGCTATAACCCAAGCGGCGTAGCGGCAAATGCCAATGATGAGATCTGGTACGAATTCGACGGTGTCTTAACAGCTTGCGCTACACAGTTCAGTCCATCAACTGCTGTGCAATTTACGGCTGACTTTGTCACAACTGGTGAAATACGCCTGAGAGTCAGCCTGGTGCCATCTGACAAGCTCTTGCAGGAAAACAGCGATGACATACTCTTGGATCAGGATGGCACAGCTAAGCTGTTGCTAGAAAGCTCTGACGTTTAAGCCCCTGGAGGCTGCTCATCCATGGCCGATCTTAAAATCAGTGAACTGAGTGCTCTTGCAGGGGCAAACCTTGTAGCTGCTGATGAGCTGGCCATTGTCGATGACTCGGCAAGTGAGACGAAAAAGATCACAGTTTCTGATCTGATCGCCAATGGTGTCACGGTCATTAGTGACGATACGATCCCTGGCGCGAAGATCCTGTTTGCCGCTGGTGATATTGCAACTGCTGCCCTTGCCGATTCAGCAGTCACTACAGCCAAGGTTGCTGATGATGCAGTGACGGCAGCCAAGTTGGCAAATGAGTCAACTGTTGATCTCGTCACCACACTGCCTGCTTCTGGAGCATTTACTGGTCAGCTTGCGCTGGATACAGATGACAACAGCCTGTATGCGTGGGACGGATCTGCATGGCAAAGCCTGAAGGCTCCTGGTTCAATCAATACTGTCAGTGGCAGCACGACTGGCGAAGTCAACATTGTTGCGACGACAAGCGGATCAACAGTCACAGTTTCTGCAACGTTAGATGACACGACTGCTGCTGCTCAATTTTTAGCAGGTCCAACAGGTGCTGCTGGAACGGTTGGTTATCGAGCGATTAGCGGAACAGATCTGCCAACAGCAACGACTTCAGCAAAAGGCGGTGTCATTGTTAATGGCAATGGCTTGACGATGGATTCTGAAACCATCGAGATTGACAATACTGTCACGGCTAGTTCAACGCATCATGTTGTTACTTATAACGCTCAAGGATTAGTCACTGGTGGTCGTGTTATTGCATCTGCTGATCTGCCGATTGCTACTGCATCTGCTGTTGGTGGAGTCATCGCTGGTGATGGCTTAGCAGTTGATGCAAGCGGCAATCTAAGCATCGACAATACGGTAACGAGTGGAACGTACACCAAGGTCACAGTAAGTGCTCAAGGTGTTGTTACTGCTGGCGACACGCTTGCTGCTGATGATATTCCTGATCATTCTGCCGCGAAGCTGACTTCTGGCACGATTGGCACAAGTTTGATTGCTAATGATGCAATCACAGCCGCCAAGATGGCTGATCAATCAACAGTTCTGTTTGGTGGTGCATTAGGCAGTGATAACGTCACGATCTTCCCGTCTGGTGACTATAAGGGTCAGATGTTCTGGGATGAGACTTCAGAAGACCTTTATATCTACACAGGGTCAGCATTTATCCCGATCACGGTGTTGTCGGGCAACTTGGTGAATGCTGGTGCGTATGACGCAAGCACAAACACGATGAGCAGCGTAACAACTGCTGGTTCATCTGCTGGTTTTTCTGCTGGTGCTGCATTGCCTGCTCCTGCTGCTAGCAACCTGAATCACTACGTTGTTGTCGATACGAGTGGTACGGGAAGTGGTGCGGCACCTGCAGTTGCTTTGGCTCCACCGGACATGTTGCTGTCTCAAGGTGTTGGGACTGAGTATGCGTTGATCGATGTATCGAACGCTATTGCCGGTCAAACTGCAAGCAACATTTCGTTTATTGCTAGCGGCAACATTGCGGCCACTGATGTGCAGGCTGCATTGCAGGAAGTTGACAGTGAAAAGCTGCAAAAAGCTGGTGACACGATGACTGGTGCGTTGGGCATCGGTACTGCTTCCAGCATTGTATTTGAAGGTTCCAGTGCAGATGATTATGAAACGACGCTGACTGTTACCGATCCAACTGCTGATCGCACAATTACGCTGCCAAACGTAACTGGAACAGTTGTCACGACTGGTGATACGGGCAGTGTTACCAGCACGATGATTACTGACGGAACAATCGTCAATGCTGACATTAATGCAAGTGCAGAGAT